TCTACCTGTGACTTTCTGCCAGTACCCGTCCCAATAATCCCTAGATGACAGCCTGCCTTGCAGCTGGTGCAGCATTTTGCCCTCTCCGATATAAACAGCAACGTGATTTAGGCCGCGACAACCATCGAGTCGCATAAACAACAGATCACCTTTTTGCGGCTCCATGCCGTCTGTCTCGACAAAGCCCGTCTCTGTAAAACACTCCTCAAACATCGGAGACTGCCGAAACAGCTCTGAACTGGCAGGCCGTTGCCAGTCCCTCAACTTGATCCCAAGCGTTTGCCGATACCAGTCACGAACAAGCGTCCAGCAGTCAGATACGCCCCACACCCACTCACGGCCAACCAAAGGGGCTTCATAGCCAGAAGGCTTGATACGACACCAACGCTCGTCAAGCAAACTGACGATATGCCAAGGCAAGCCGAACTGTTCGCAAGCCATCTTGTCCGCTTCACTGGCAACGGCAGGCGTCTGCGGGTGACTGTGGACAATGGCAAGAATCGTTCCAACATCCTCAGCCGCCGCATAGTCGAACGGGTCAAGGATGAAAAAGTCATCTTCAGTTGAGACGTTCTTACAGGGCCAGTACCGCTGACGGCCTTTGACGACAACCAGCAAGCCGCAAGCCTCACGCGGTGCATCCTCTTTTGCGTGTTGGAGCGCAGCTTCCTGCCAGTCCTGCATCAGTTGTTTTGACCGACACTAGGGAACGATCCAAATGGCAACGCGCCAGAGCCAAACCTAAGTTTGCAGTCGTCAAGCGTTTTCCCGCATTGCCCTGCGACTTCAGGCGGGTACTCAACACCAGCAGTAATCGTTTCCTCCACCTCTGGCTCGTCAGTAATCACAAGACCTGATGACCAAGTAATGTCCGTTCCATCCGTGTCTGAAAGCACAAGGTTGCCATCGTCCTGTAACCGCAACTGTTTTCCTGTAAATGCAGCCGTGGTGACCTTGAGAAGAATCCCTGCCTCTTCTAACGTGCCAACGCCGGGGTGGTTGTTTCTGAACGGGTTACCGCTACCTAAAGAAACCTTGGCCTCAAAGATCTCATCATTACGAAACAACCCAGTTGCCGAGTCGAAAGACACTGCCGTGAACTCGTTCCAAGCTCTTTCTTGCCCGCTGTAGTGCCCATCAGGCAAGGTGTTGGCGCGAATCGTAAACGTCACTGTGATCGTGCGGGCTCCTAGCTCTTCGCTGGTATGGTTGAACTGCTTTTGCTGTGTCACCGTCGTTCCAGCTTGCGCAGAACTTGGTTGACTACCAACTAGCTCGTAACCAAGCGCACCAGCGCGCCCACCTCGCACGTTTGCTGGGATAATTTGGTTTGAACCGTCAACTTGGTAGAAGCTGGCCCCTGACGCAACTGCTGTCTTCCAAGTGTTTGAAGCCCAAACGACAGACTCAATTCCTGTTAGATCAGTGTCGTAAATGACGAGATTGCCGTCATTCTGCATCACGATTTTGTAGTTTCCCCGTGGCCGCTTGGTGTTGGTCGCCCACTTTGCATATTTTCCAGCAGCTTCAGGCTTCGTATAGGTAACAAAGTTGCCGTCTGCCTGCATAAGAGCAGTAAAGAACCCGTTTGAAGAAACCAGTGACTGACCGTTGGTCAACTCACTACCTGCTAGCAACTTGTCCGCACCAGATGTGTATGTGTAGTTCTGTGCGGACGTATAAGTAACGGTCTGGCCGACAGGCGTGAAGTCTGCAGCTCCGGCGTAACCGCATTCTTTGCCGCGATACTTCCACTGACAAAGGTTCTGCATCACCAAACGTCGCGGTGCTCTTGCGTTCGCAAGATCCAGCGAAGACACCATCTCAAACTCAACAAAGTCGCGAGTCTCAGCAACCTTGCGGTCGATGTAGTAAACCTCCTTAGGCATCTGTGCAGCATCGTCTGTACTGGGGTTGCCATACGGATTAACACCGTTCTCCCAGTTGCTGCCGTCAAGAAAACGGCTCAACGTGCGAATCCTTGTGACCCGTGCGCCGTTTAGATCATTGCCTGGTGTGAACTCATTTACGCCAAGCAAAAGCTGCGTAATGTTGCTGTTTAAGTTGGCAACACGAATTGTTGGTCGAGGCAGTCCACCATCGCCCTTGTACTCAAAACCTGATGCCTCAATCGGCAGGGGCACATAAGGGTTCCCGTTCCAATAGATCGAGTATCCGTTACTAATGTCGTCAGAACCCGATGGCTCAGTTGTTTTGCGGTTCCGCCCAGCGTGAAAATAGTATGACTGGTCTTCGCTACCCCCGTGCATCGACTTGAAAGTCGTCAGCTCAAACAGCTCGATAATCGCAAACGGCCCAGAGCTAAGCAGCTCCTCGTAAACGTTGCCTTCACTCATGGCTCAATAACTTCTTGGAACGTTGCAGTGATCGTTGCCCTGTTCAAATACGGTATGGACTTGGACCAGTCTTGGCAAATCCACTTGTAAGTCTCCGTTTCATCCGGTGGAGACCAGTCAAAATGTTCCGCTCCACCGCGAGCTTCAAGGAAGGTTTCGATGGTGTCGGCATCAGTCTCTGACACCTCAAACTTCAAGCTCCACACCTTGAGGTCGGTGTTCAATCCGAAGCGCAGGCGTTGGCTGTAGCCATCACCGAACTGGACGTTCCGTACAGTCGGTTGACTGCGCTTACTGGCCCCGTAAGTCGGGTTGATTGAAGGGAAAGTAGCCATCAGCGTGTAAGCAGACCACCAGGCCGCTTCTGTTTAATCAATTCTGCCTGCACTGCCTGCCCAATCAAGCGGCCAAGCTGATCAGCATTGCCTTGGTTGCCCTGTACTTCCGTTCCAGAGGCATCGACGTTGACGACGACGCTGGTGCTGCCCATAGCGTTGTTTGGAACGATGTTGCCCTGCGCCCCAGGGACAAACAACTCAGGGCCACGCTCGCCAACTAAATAAGGTCTGCCTTCGGAAACTGAGCCTCCTAAAGCTCTTCCAGGCAAAACGGCATTGACGATAGCGCCAAATATGCCCCCGCCTGTGCGTTGCCCCTGAGCGTTACGGAGTGTTCCCTGCAAGTTTCCGTATAACGCCATGTTTGCAGCAAGCTGCAAAAACTGATCCGCCATACGATTCAACATGTTGGCAAGGGCATCCCCGAGCGTGCGGGTGTCGTCGATCGCAGCTTTGATGCTGTCTACAAGACCGTCTTTGACGGTGTCGCCCAGCTGTTTGTACAGCTCTTCTTGCTTTTTAATCGCCTCCAGCTGCTCATCACGAATGACTTTGGCGATGCGGCGTTGCGTGGCCTCCTGGTTGGCGAGTTGTTCGGCACGGATGGTGTCTTTGATCGCAAGCTCTTCCGTAAGTCGTTGCTGCGCGTCGAGGTCTTTTGGAATACGGGACAGCAAGCGAGCTTTCTTGCGGACGATCTCCGCAGCTTTTTCCTCTCCCCGAAGACGCTCCACCAGCTGCTTATCGCCTGCTTCTTCTGCAGCTGCAATCCGACCACGGATGAGTGATATCTCTTTTGTCTTCTCTGCCTCTGCTTGCAGGTTTTGAATACGTCGCTCACTAGCCGCGATCATATTTTCCCGCTTTATACGAGCACTACGATCTTTTGGCAGCTCAACTAAACCAGCTTCAAACTCAATTCTGTCTAAAACAGGCATTTCAAAACCTGGCGCGGCCTTGGTTGCTCGCTCAGTCGCAAACTTACGAAGGTCTACGTCTTTCGGTAACCCCAGTTCTGTGGCACGGTTACGCAGTTGTTCAAAAGGAGTTGTGCCAAAAAGTTGGATCGGTTTATCGCGATCAAAAAGTTTAAACGGGCTCTTGCCCTTAGTACCTAGTTGTGGATCTAAAATATCAAACGCAAGTTTGTCTAGACCTTCAAGAGTAGACGGGTCTTGCGCTTGAAATCTTCTTACAGCAGCTGTTTTTCCTAAACGTTCTGAAAGCGATTGAAGAAGGGGCTGAACTGCTTTGGCAATGTTTGCCAACACAGTAGTAAAAATAACGCTTAAGTTATTACCAAGAACAACTGCTTGTTTCCCAAAAGCCTCTAAAGCTTTAACACCGTCGTCACCAATTCGAGCGCGTAAAAGTTCTGTAGCAAGTTCAGCCGCTTTAGCTTTATCTCCGTACTGCTCTATTTTTTCCAAGAAGTTTTGCGTTTCTGTACCAGCAAAACCAGCAGCTTCAGTTACTCGTTCTAAGTTGAAAGCAGCAGGATTTAGCGCTTGTCCAAGCTCTATAGCTTTACCAATCAGTTGATCAATCTGTTGTCCTGCAGCACTTAATCCGATCTGAGCTGCAAGACCGCCGCCAAATGCGCCGCCTAAAGCACCGCCAAGAACAGCGCCCGGTCCACCGCCAAACAGCAGCGGGAAACCAGCGCCAAGAGCAACGTCTCCGACTCTTTGGCGTCTAGCGCGTATTGCTGCTGGAGACCCTGGCATTGTTTCTGTCCCGCCAATAGGCGAGGCGGGGCCTCCTTGACGAGCCAAACGCTCTAATTCTTTTCTTTGATGGTCGTAATACGCTGGAGAACCAATTAAATTTTTGCTGCCGCGTATGGGGCTTGCAGCACCGCCCTTACGCGCAAGTTTTTCTATTTCTCGTTCTACATGCTCAAAGTACGCAGGAGAACCAACAAGATCTTTACTTCCTCTTACAGGACTCGCAGGGCCTCCCTGACGCGCTAAGCGCTCAATTTCTTTCTTTTGTGCGTCAAAATAAGCAGGAGATCCAATTAAATTTGGATGACCTTTTATGGGGTCTGAAGGCCCGCCTTGACGTGCAAGTCTGGCGATTGCTTTGGCTTGCGCTTCGTAATATGCAGGAGAGCCAACTAAATTTGCACTACCTCTAATTGGACTAGCGGCTCCCCCAGCTCGCGCAGATGCAGCTATTTGCGCGGGTGATCCTGGGATAAATTTTGCGCCGCCTACGGGACTGCGAGGCCCTCCAAGACGAGCAGATCTAGCTAACTGTTTGTCTAGTTCGGCTGTTTGTTCTTTTTGTGTACGAAGCTTGGACTCTTCTAGAGTTATTTGCCTAGACAGTGTTCTTGTTATTTGTTTGAACGTGCCGAAGTTACGGTCACTCATTTGATCCGTAAGACGCCCCATCTCTCTACGGAGCTTGGCTGTCTTTCCTCCTTTTTCTTCTAAACGATTGATGCGCTGCATCAAACGAAAACGCTTATCTTGTGCATTAGCTAAAGCATCTATACTTTCAGCCGCCATTCGTTGGTTTTTTGTTCCTGTTCTCAGTCCTCTATTTTGTTCTCTCACAAAGTCGCCTACAAGTTTATTTCTAGCTCTGGCTGTTTCAATTTCTTTCTTATCTAAATTAGTTGTTGCTTCTTTTATTTGTTTACGCATTTTAGCAACATCTACGCCTTTTTGTTCTAAAGCGTTTAGTTGCGTTCCGAGGCGAAAAGATATAACACGGCTTGCTTTTATTCGATCCTCTAAGTTCGCTTGACGTTGTAGAGCACTAAGGGGCCCGTTAATGCTGCGACGCATCTTGTTGATGCGCGTTTCTAGCCCTTTAAGTTGTCCATCAATAGTTTTAGTGTTTAGGGATATATTTACTTCGTACTCAGCTCCGGCCACGACCACACCTAGAACATTGTTCCCACGTTAGCGCACGCGACGATACTGGGCCGCTTCGCGTGCGCGGTCCATCTCTTTCTGTTCTAGCTCTGACTTAAGGCTGCAATACGCGCTCCAGCCATACAACTCTTCCGTGCTCATGCGGCTGCGAAGCTCGGTGAGGGTCATGCCGAGCTTTTCAGCTATGAAGAACTGGAGGAAGAGGTAGTTGTCGTCAGAGAGCGTTGCTTTTGATCTCGTCGGGGTTCGCCTCCTCCGGCAGTTCCTGCATCTTGGCCATAATGTCCAGCACGATATTCATCGGAAGCTGGTTACGGATGGCAGCTCGGTCGCCTGACTGGAACAGTTTTTTGCCGTCTTCGTCCTCTGCTTTTTCAATGACCATCTGGATTGCAAAATCCAGGCTGTTGTCGGTTTCTTGAAGCTTTAGTGATCCAATAATGTTGTTGATACGATCCCGGTCGGCAATTGTTAGTGGAGTCCAATAGAGCTTGAGGATTAGCTCGTCCCCGCTCTTGATTGCGTAGCTGCTGCGGGCATCGACCCTAAACGCCTTGCGGAGTTTGTCGATAGCGCGTTCGACTGCCATAAAATTACGTCAACTAATACAATATAACCTACTTCGCTCCGGCAGCACGAAAACCTTTGGTTAGGTCATCAAATAAACCCCCAGTGGTTGTATAAACCTTGTACCAGTCAGGGTTTTTAGAGGGTGGTGTGATTCTTGCTCTCATTGCGTGGTTCTCATACGTTGTTTTTGTCCCGTCGGGGCGTGTGACTGTGGCGTTGGGGTTGTTGACGGCAAAACCTGCATAGGACACAGAGTTTCCGACATACAGAGTCTGTCCGATAGACAAGCGAAGTTCAGGCACAGGGCGGTAAAAACGATTTGTTTGGTCTCCGGGCCAGCCTCGATTTAAACCATCCTTGTAATCGGTAGGCATGACAGGGGCGTTACGAAGTTTCCAGCGTCTTCCAAAGTTGCCTGTCCACCAAGGGCCTTCAATCTGCAGGCTGCGGACGACAATCGGACCAGCGGCTGCTCGACCATCTTCGACAAACTTGCGAAGATCCTTGGTCAGGGCGCTGAGCGGTTTCTTGGCCATCAGACTGCCGTGAAGTTACAGCGAATCACACTGACAAAATGGCTTTGGTCTTCAGTGGATACCGCAGTTGGGCCGGTGATCGTGCCAACGCGGGGGACTGAAGAGTATGTATCGGTGTAGCCCGAAGCGTTTACAGACGTAAGGCCGTCAATTACTGACTCAGCAATTGCTGCAGCAGCAGCGGTGCCTTTGTTTTTGGGCGTAAAGATCCCGCATTGGACCGTGCCAGCGTATTGATCGACGGCTGCACCGTGGGTTTGGATTGTGGCTTGGTCGAAGTTGATCGTGACCAGCACGTACTTTTTGGACTTGCCAGGGGTCGTAAACGGCATGTTGTCGAAGACCACCGACACTGTGTTGTCTGCTGCGACGACAGCAGTGTTGATAGCACTTTCCAGGGCAGCCCTAGCGTTTACGAGCGTCATCAGAACACCACCCGAATAACGTACATGTACTCTTGATCGCCCTTGTAGGTGCGGATGTCTTGGATCTTGGCGGTGCGGCTGGATCCTGCGTAGGTCAGTA